GCCTATGACTTTGCTGCCGAAACATTCCAGCGGGAACTTGACACGGCTGACGTTGTTGTGGGACAAAACATAAAGTTTGATCTGTCATGGATCAGAGAATGCGGATTTAAATACGAGGGGCACGTTTATGATACGATGGTTGCTGAGTATATTTTATCAAAATCGCAGCGTTGGCCTCTTGGACTTGCTGCTCTTGCAGAAAAGTATGACGTTACCAAAAAGGAGAAAGACCTTGTGGAGCCGTACCTCAAAAGCGGCAAGACGTTCTACGACATACCGTGGGAGATAGTAGAAGAGTACGGAAAAGCTGACGTACTTGCTACAGAAGAGATAGCACTTAAACAGCTTGAAGCCTTTGGCACTACCTTTGAGGAACTATATTATGGAACGGACTTTACTACCGACGCTAAGACTTTCGCTTGAGATGACTGATTCGCTTGCTCGTATAGAGCAAAATGGATTGAAGATAAACCTAGAAACCCTAGACGAGATTGAGCGAGAATACCAACAGGAGATGGACGAACTAGAAGTTCGCTTAGATCGTTTAGCTAAAGAAGCTATGGGCGATACACCTGTCAATCTCTCCAGCCCCGATGATCGCAGCGTTTTGCTGTACTCGCGCAGAGTAAAGGACAAGCCATCTTGGTCACGCATATTTAACTTGGGTCACGAGATGCGTGGCTCGACTATGAAGCCAAAGCTTCGTACCCGCATGAAGCGCAGCGAGTTCAACTCAACTGTTCGCCGGATGACAGACGTAGTATATAAGACGCGGGGTAGCCAGTGTGGTAGCTGTCGCGGTGAAGGTCGTGTCAGCCCCTTAAAGAAAGACGGCACACTAGGAAAAGCAATCCGTATTTGCAAGCCGTGCAGCGGTACAGGAGTTATCTACGTTTCTACTGGCGAGGTCGCTGGCTTCAAGTTGGTTCCGCGTGACCCGATGGATATAGCATCCGCCGGATTCAAAACCGACAAGGTTACTTTAGAGAACCGACAGACCGACTTATCCGGTGATGCTTACGAGTTTGTCGTGGCCTATGTGCGCTACAATGCGCTTCGTACTTACCTATCAACATTTGTAGAAGGGATGAAGAACAATGTTGACGAGAATGGTTTTATACACCCAGAGTTTATGCAATGTGTTACGGCAACGGGTCGCCTTTCGAGCCGCAATCCTAACTTTCAGAATATGCCGCGTGGAAATACCTTCGCTATACGGAAGGTTGTCGAGAGCCGCTTCGAGGGCGGCAAGATACTTGAGGGAGATTATTCGCAGCTAGAGTTTCGGGTAGCAGGGTTTCTTGCAAAGGATGGGCAAGCATACATAGACGTGGAGAAGGGTACAGATGTTCATAGCTATACTGCCAGTATTATCGGATGCAGCCGACAAGAAGCAAAGGCACATACCTTCAAACCGCTATACGGCGGTGTCACTGGAACCGACTCCCAACAACGCTACTACAGAGCCTTTAAGGAAAAGTATGAAGGTGTCACTGCTTGGCACGAGCAACTCCAGCGAGAGGCCGTCCAGAAGCGATTAATCACCCTTCCAAGTGGTAGGCAGTATGCTTTCCCAGATGCACGATGGACTAAGTGGGGTACGGCTACAAATCGTACAGCAATATGTAACTATCCGGTACAAGGTTTTGCTACCGCTGACCTGCTACCTGCTGCTCTGGTTCGGCTAGAAAGAATGATGCGTACGAGAAATCTTAATTCTGTAATTTGTAATACTGTTCACGACTCTATAGTATTAGATGTACACCCAGATGAAAAAGACGCTTGTATCAAGCTTTTAGAGTATGCCATGCTATCTTTACCCACAGAGACAGTTAACCGCTATGGCGTTGAATACGATATGCCGGTAGGAATAGAATTAAAAATCGGTGATAATTGGCTTGACTTGACAGAAGTAGACCTGTAGTATCAGTCTACAACCCTAACAACAGGAGCATGAAAAATCATGGATACAGGGACAGAAGTAAACGTAATGCGTGAAGGAAATCTATTCGAAGAAGACATGAACGCAATTGTAGCAGCTATGAACGCGGATAACGATGAAGCGTTGATGGCAGCAAGTGGTCAGAATGTAAAACAGACTGGTCAAAAAGGATTACCACGAATTAACATCAACTACGATGCAGAGACAGAAGACGGTAAGTCCTTGACTCGTGGCTCATGGAAGATGTATGTAGATGGTCGATTCATCTACGCTGAAGAAGTTGTTCTTCGTCCAATCCTTCGTACCTTCGAGTACAGCATGTGGGATCAGGAAAGCGGTACGTTTTCTTGCAAGTCGGTTCAGAAGACAACCTTGTCAGGAATGTTCCCCGACACAATCGGCACAAACAAGTGTGGTCGTTTGACTCGTGATGAGGAAAGCCGCCTAGCTAAAGATGATGTTGCTTACCTTACATCTCGTTCGGTTAGCTGCAATCAGATTCTTTACTCTAAGATTTCCGGCACGTTCAAGGACGCTGACGGCAATGAGGTAGAGATCAAGGACGAGCCAGTAGTAGCTTACTTCAAGCGGTCTGGTTTCATCCCGATGAATGATTTCATCAACAACTTGACTAAGCAGAACAAGATCATGCAGAAGTGTGAAATTAATTTAGCCACAAACCGACACAAGAACGGTAGTGTGACTTACTGGACACCGATGCCAACCTTGAAGGGCGTAGTAGACAGCATCTCTGACGAAGATAAGGCGTTGATGTCTAAGTTTGTTGATACCGTAAAGGGACATAACGAGAATGTTATGAACCAACATCGTGAGGCAGCAAAGCTTCTCGCTGACGATGGTGACATTGATTTGGCAGCGGACTTTGATAATGCTAACGCTGCTTAAAATACAGGACTACATGTCTAAGGCTCTCAGGGGGGAAACAACTGTCTCCCCTGAGACTCTCGAAACATTTAAAAAGGATTGTCAGGAATCCATTGTGAAGCAGCTTACTTCTGATAGAGGTAAGTATCGTATTCGTATGTCTGGTTTGGGTCGCCCACTTTGTCAACAGGTCTTAGATAAACACGGCATCAAAGAAGACATGTCCTATAACACATTGTTTAGATTCATGTTTGGTGACCTAACTGAATCTATCTTAATGGCAATTATGAAAGAAGCTGGTGTCGAGATCGTTGATTATCAGAAACAGGTCGAGTTAGATATCGGTGGGGAGAAACTAAAAGGAACCCTAGACGTAATCTTGCGTGACGAACTAGGTCAAGATAAAGTCTGGGATATCAAGTCTGCAAGTGACTGGGCATTTAACTATAAGTTCACCGGACTTGGTGGCTACGATAAACTAAAAGAAGATGATCCGTTTGGTTACCTGATGCAAGGGTTCTTGTACAGTGAGGCAGTCGGTTTACCTTTTGGGGGATGGATAGTTGTTAATAAGTCTAGTGGTATGGTTGCTGTCGTTGAGGTACCAGAGTGGTCGCAAGAAGACAAAGAGTATTACCTAAAGGACGCGGCAGAGCGTATCAAGTTCCTTAACAAAACCGACGTGAAGCCTTTCAAGCCCTACAAGCCGGTTGCCGAAACCTACAAGAACAAAGGTGAATTGGTTTCGACAGGCAACAAGCTACTACCTCGCGAATGTAATCTGTGCGGATACCGCCATCACTGCTGGCCTAACGCTATTTTGCACAATAGAGTAACGTCACGAGCAAAGTCACCGCCACAAGTCTGGTACTCTACCTTGAAGAAGAAGGAACTTTAATGCCATACTTGTTTGTTAAAAACTACGAAGTAGATTTGATGCACATGAACAAAAGTTTGTATCACATCTACATCGAATCTCAAAAGAAAGCTGGCGGGGAAAGGCGTATATGCCAGATGCGTATTCACGAGAATGGCTTGCCCCTGACCCTTGTCAACAACTATAGTAAGGAAGGATCATTACACGCCGATACTGAGGTGCGTGACATCAAGCGTGTAGAAGAAGAATTACAAAAGATAAGTAGAATCTCTTATGCGGGAGCGTATGTATGTGTGCCGATGCACCCTTTAACAACAGAACTTACAAATATAGAAAGACTATCCCCCAAACTGGCAGGGTATCTGATAAAAAGATTTCAATCGATTGGACTAGAATTTTGAAAAAAGCAGGATATAGGTCACAGTTTGAGTTGAACATTGCTCGAACCTTAACAGAAAACTCTGTACCGTTTAAGTACGAAGAAGAACGGTTCCAATACATACCAGAACCTCGACACTATACCCCAGACTTCTACCTAGAAAAATCTAAGATATATGTAGAAGCAAAAGGGCACTTGACTAAAGACGATAGAGTTAAGATGCTATTAGTTAAAAAGCAACATCCCAAGTTAGATATACGTTTTGTTTTCCTTAGAGCATCGAATAAGATTTACAAGGGAAGCAAGACGACGTATTCTTCTTGGTGTGAACGACATAAATTTATATGGGCAGAAGGCTCTATTCCTACAGATTGGTACAAGTAATGACTATTGATGATGAAGAACTACAGAAGAATGTAGAGATGATGTCGCTTTTGCCCGACCGTTACTACATCATTTTGCGTTCGACGGCTGAGAATGAATTTACTTTGTCCGCCTACGACACAACGGATAAGACTTACGAAAACGATGAGGACTTCGATTCGGCAATGGTCGTACAGGAAGGTGTCCTTGATATGGTTCGTATGCACACAGAAGAGTTGTTTGACAGAGGCGTGGCTTCTATTGAGTTTCGCTTGGCTGCAGAAGAGATGATCGAAGAGGCCGAAATAGAAGACCCTCGCATCACAAAGACTGTAGAAGGCAACGTAGTTAGAGTAAACTTTGGGACAGAACAATGAAGCTAGATGAATTTCAAATGAGAGCAGAGGATACTGCTATATACCCAAACGAGTATTCTGTTGTTTACCCTGCATTGGGTTTGGCAGGAGAAGCTGGCGAGGTTGCAGATAAGGTAAAGAAGATTCTTCGTGACGGCGAACCTCATCTTTTCTACAAGGATGATATTGCAAAAGAGTTAGGCGACGTGCTATGGTACGTTGCAATCTTGGCACGAGACTTGGGCTATAGCCTAGAAGAAGTGGCACAGATGAACCTAGACAAACTAGCTAACCGTAAACTTCGTGACGCTTTGAAGGGCAGCGGAGACAACCGGTGAGACACGAGGCGTACATGAAGTATATGGAAGATGAAAACGAACAGGCCGGTAAGATGGCTTATGGGGGAGTAGATATTGTCAACAATCCGCCACACTATAATCAAGCAGGTATCGAGTGCATTGACGCAATCGAGGCGGCGTTGTCTCCCGAAGAATTACGAGGATACTACAAAGGTAACGTCCTCAAGTACACATGGCGAGAAAGATACAAAAACGGAGACGAAGACATCTCCAAAGCCCAATGGTACACAAACCGACTATTAACAATTAAAAACCGACTCAAAGGAGAGTAAGACTATGAACAACATGTTACCAACGCCATACCAGCAATTCATTCACAAATCCCGCTACGCTCGTTGGTTAGACGATGAGCAGCGTAGAGAGAACTGGGATGAGACTGTATCAAGATATGTTAACTTTATGGCTGACCATGTGTCTGCCAAGCATAACTATAAGATATCTAACTCACTAAAGAACGATATTGAGGATGCAATCTTGAGTCTAAAAGTCATGCCTAGTATGAGAGCAATGATGACTGCTGGTTCTGCTTTGGAACGTGATAATGTGTGTGGCTACAACTGTAGCTATATACCTGTAGATAGCCCTCGTGCATTTGATGAGTGTATGTATATATTAATGTGTGGTACTGGTGTCGGCTTTAGCGTTGAGAAAGATAACGTCAACAAGCTTCCTGTTGTGTCAGATAACTTTAATCAATCCGATACTGTAATTAAGGTAGGCGATAGCAAACCGGGATGGGCAAAAGCTTTGCGAGAATTGATTGCGTTGCTTTACGCAGGTCAGACTCCGACATGGGATGTATCCGGTGTTCGTGCGGCAGGTGAGCGTTTAAAAATTATGGGTGGTCGTGCAAGTGGCCCACAACCGCTGGTTGAACTGTTTAACTTTACAGTGGACATTTTTAAGAAGGCACAAGGTCGTAAACTACTTCCTATAGAATGCCACGATATCATGTGCAAAATAGGCGAGATAGTTGTTGTAGGGGGTGTTCGTCGATCAGCGTTAATTAGTCTATCCGACATAGAGGATAGGGATATGGCTCGTGCAAAATCAGGTAAATGGTGGGATACAGAGCCGCAACGTGCGCTTGCAAATAACTCTGTAGCCTACGAACGCAAGCCAGACATGGGTACTTTCATGGAAGAGTGGATGGCTCTCTACACTAGCAAATCTGGTGAGCGAGGTATGTTCAATCGTGAAGCAGCCAACAAGCACGTTGCTCGTAACGGTCGTCGCGAAACAGGTCACATGTGGGGCACAAACCCTTGCAGTGAGATCATATTACGCCCCTACAGTTTTTGTAATTTGTCAGAGTGTGTGGTTCGTGAATCCGACTCTCTAGATGACTTGAAACAAAAGATACGAATAGCAACAATCTTGGGAACTTTACAATCTACCCTGACTGACTATAAATATCTTAGAAAAATATGGAAAGATAATGCAGAGGAAGAGCGTCTTCTTGGCGTGTCTCTAACAGGTATCATGGATCATCCGGTTCTTTCAAAAAATGTAGACAGTAAGCGGTGGCTAGATGAACTCAGAGAGTACGCAGTAGAGGTCAATAAGTCGTTTGCTAATTCTATAGGTATAAATCAGAGTGTCGCAATTACTTGCGTAAAGCCATCTGGTACAGTCTCACAGCTTACAGACTCTGCTAGTGGTATCCATGCCCGACATAACGATTACTATATTCGTACAGTTCGCGGGGATAACAAAGACCCACTCACACAATTCCTGATTAACACTGGAGTATACAACGAACCAGAGCATAACAAACCAGACTCTACTACTGTGTTTAGCTTTCCCACAAAAGCTCCTGATGGTGCGGTTACACGTAAGAGCATGTCATCTGTAGAGCAGCTTGAACTATGGAAAACATACGCGCTGCATTTCTGCGAACACAAACCGTCTGTCACTATTACGGTAAAAGAACACGAGTGGATGGAAGTTGGCGCGTGGGTCTACGAAAACTTTGACGTAGCTTCTGGCGTGTCGTTTCTTCCTTATGATGACCATACCTATGAGCAAGCCCCATATCAGGACATCGATAAAGATGAGTATAGTGAATGGATGCTGGCGTACGGTAATGTCACCATTGACTGGGAAAAGCTGACAGAGTTTGAAAAAGAAGACAATACCAATGGCTCTAGAGAACTTGCTTGTACTGCGGGTGTCTGTGAAGTAGTGGACTTGAACGCAGCATGAATTGTTGGTACTGTACATATGCCTTGACTTGGGGTGGTGACCATGATACGGATGATGATCCAGATCATTCTATGGTCACCAATCTCAGTTGTTCGAACTGTGGCTCGTTTGTTTTAGTAT